GGGTGGCGCAGGACCATTGAGCGCGCCGCGAGGCGCATGGAGGCGGGAACCTGGTTCAGCATGGCGGGCTTTCAGTCGATGGTTTCGGCGGCCTTGAGGGCGGTGATCATCCTGTCACGCATCGCCCTCGTCATCGGCGCGGCCGTGAGTTTCTGGATGGCCTGATCTTCCGCCTTGGCTTGGCTGGCGGCGGCTGCCTTGCGCTTGGCTTCTGCGGCGGCGGCCGACACCGCCCGCGGCGCAGCGGCTGCCCGCTTCGCCCGGTCGGCCGCAAGCCGTGCGTTGCGTTCGGTCGACGTCTCGATGGCGGTCGCGGCCCGGCCCTTCTGCCGATCTTGATGCTGTGCGATGGCCTCGGCCTCGGCCTTGCTGACCTTGTGGCTCTTGCTCTCCAGATCGGACCTGGCGTGCTCCAGCATGGCGATGATCTTGCGCTGGATCGGCGCTGACGTGAGCGACCTCATGACCCGCAGCACATGCTTGCACGCGATGCCCTTCAAGGCAGAGTTCGTGAGCTTCGGGAAGCCATTTTCATCCCGCCCCACATTGAACTTCCCCGCCGTGGCGATGTACCGGAAGCGGTAGCGATGGTCAGCGCAGTCGCAGTCGAATTTCAGCGGCTCCTCGACGATCTTGCGAGCCAGCGATGCCAGTTTCGCCGGCTGTGCCGCCGCGCCCGCGAAGCCCAGCAGATCGACGAAGACGTTGTACCGCGCCACGTCGCTGTTCGGGCCCGAGTTGGTCGTGAAGTGAACCAACCCACCGCGATTCTCCATCGGCACGGCGTAATGGATCTGGCTTTGTGCTGCATCCCGACGGTCTTGCATGGACAAGTCGATGACTTGTTTCGCCGTGATGCCGCCCTTGAACGCTTTTCCGAGCTTCCCGGCCTCGTGCTTGAACTGCCGAAGGTCGTCGTCCGTGATGACGCGCTTGCCGTTCCCGCCGAGCGTGGTGTACAGCTTGCGGGCGGCTGCGTACTGACCCTTGATGTCGTCTGGCGACAGGAAGATTTGGTCTGGCGCCTTCTCTGCCGCCTTCCGGTCCTTCAGTTCCTGGCCGCGGCGGCGGCGCATCTCCGCAATGACCTGAGTCGGCGTCCTCGCGTCTGACGTAGCCATGCGCGCCCCTACCTCGCCCGCACCGGGTCAGCCGCCTGCGCCGGCGTGCGGTCCCACCGGCTACTGACGAACCCGGCCAGCGCCTTGATGGCCGCGAGCTGGCGCGCGGTCGGCAGGACCAGCTCGCGCTCGGTCAGCTCTTCCTCGACGGAATCGAGCCCGGCCGCCGCCATGACCGCCGTGAACTCGTCGCGGTTGCCGTACACCCGCTGGCTGACCAGCGTCATGTCCCACCGCTCGTCGGGCAGCGTGTGATAGACGATGCACTCGGCCCAGGCGGGCTGGCGCTGCGCGAAGTCGCCGACCCGGCGCACCAGTTCAGCCACTGCGGTGTAGCCGCTCACAGCGGCCACCCGTCGAAGCCCACCGCGATGCGACCGCCCTCGATGTAGCCCGCCACCTCGCGGCGCTCGTCCGGCAAGCCGACTGAGGTGATGGTCAGGTCCGCCAGGTCATCGAAGGCCCCGATCTGCGAGGCGAAACCGGACTGGCGCACCGCGAACCAGCACAACACCATGACCGCCACCTGCCCGTTCGTCATGTCCTGCGCGATGCGGTACTTGCGCCCGCGCTCGTCCAGACCGTCGGGCTCGATCTTCGATGCGGGATCGAAGCGCGAGACATTCGGCTCCAGCACCAGCAGGCCGCGCCCGGCGAAGGCGAAGTAGTCGGCGATGGCGTCGCGAAGATCGTTCTCGGTGAAGATGATGTCGCAGTCCTGCGTGCTGGCGTTGTTCGTGACCACCGCGCAGCCCTCGCGCCGCAACTCGGGCACGCCAGGACGCGCCGGCGCGTGGATGTCCACCAGGAGCACGCCGGCGCCGACGTCCAGCTCGCCCAGCAGGGTGTCGCCGCCGGCCGCCGTGGTCGCGGCAAAGCCGCCGATGGTGGCCTGCAGCCGGATGGTTGGTGCTTGCATGTCAGGGCGCCGGGAACGGGCCGGAGGGAACGACGTAGCTCGATCCGGTGTAGCGCGCCACGCCGGCAGTGAACCGCAGGTCATCGAGCTTGTAGCTGGTCACGTAGTCGGACCACGAACTGTCATATTCATGTGACGCGATATAACCCATGTTGCCTAAATAGAATCTATCGAAGCTGTTTTCTGCTGCCCATGATCCATTGATTGCAATAGCGCCGTTGATGCCAATGGCGATTGTCGATGAAACGCCGTCATAGACGAGCGCGACATGATGCCAAATGCCCGGGGCAACACCATCGATGTGCGCGCCCACAAAATCAATCCGCCCGCCACCTTCGGAGCACCAAGTGAGACACCTCGGATAATTCACCGGAGACGAAGACGGCGCTCCAAGTATCAAGGACAACACGTTGTTTCTGCTTCCGGCTCTTGAGACTGTCGTGTTGGTTGAAGAAATAAAATACAGCCAGCATTCAAGCGTAAATGCAGATAACCCAGCAGAGAATCCACCGGAGTCGTCAGAGATAATTTGCAGCGTTTCATCGGTGGCGGCGTTGGTCGTGCTGAAAGCACCATCACCCCATTTTTTGACCGATGCATCAATCACAGGCGACCCGGTGTAGGAAATCGCGTTTGTGTATCCGTCGCTCAAGTCAGCCGTCAGGCTTGTGTCGAACGGCATCAACAGCCTGACGCTGGCAAGGTCCGGGTCGATGCCGCCACCGCCACCAAGGCCACCGGGATTTGAAGATGGCGGCACCTTGTAATCCCGCACCCCACCGAGGCGCGTGCCGGGTGCCGACGATCCGATGTTGCTCCTGCCAGGGAACGGCCCACTCATGGCCGTGCCTCGTCGCGGACGCCGGCCAGCATGACAACCGCCCCGTTACCAGCATCGTCGGCCGGCGCCAGCGGCGCGCCCGTCAGAAACCGGAACCGGGCCCACTCTTCAGCAGAGACGCCCGTCGGCGGCCCGAGCGTCGGGTCGTGGCCCTGCACCGGGATCGACGTCAACACCGGGTACCCTGGTGGCGTGTTGCCATCGTTCGGCGCGCCGTTGGCAGGCCCGTAGAACATCGGCAGCGTCGCGCGAACCGTCAGGTCCACCGAAAGGATCGTGATCTGGTCGCCCACCGGCGTCGGAATCGCCATGCGATCGGCGCCCACAATCTGCACCGGCCATTCGGTCGTGAACCCGGCGAAGGCGTACCGCGACTTGAATGTGCGGCGCTCGACCGCCCACATGCAGATTTGGCCCATGATCGACTGCGCCGTCAGCGGGTCGCTGGCCACGATGACCACCTGCGAGCGAAGATCGACGTTCAGCAGGCGGGCCCGGAATGACCGGTGCAGCGCGTCGCCGTCGAAGCTGATCGGCATGTAGTCGGTCAGCGGCCGGCCGGCCTCGCCGGGCGTGTCGGTGTAGTCGCTGGCCACCGCGATGAACACCACCGGCAGGTAGGCGCTGGTGCTCGGGCCGCCGCTGTTGTCGTTCTTGCGCCAGCTCGCGAGCATGTCTTCGACGGCATCGACCATGCGCGCAGGCGCCCAGGCCATCGCCTTGACGGTGCCGCGCGCGGCCCACTCGACGGCGGCCGGCGTGTCCGGGTAGAACTGAGCGTAGAACCCCGTCAGCCACTCACCCAGCGCGGCTTTGACGGGCGTGACGAGGCCGATGGCGGGGGTCATCACCGGAAGCGTTGCAACATGGCATCGATGACGCCACCGAGCTGGCGCGTGATGCTGGATTCTTCGGCCGTCGGCTTCGGCGACTCGAAGCCCGGGAGATCCAGCGTCTGGAACGCTGCCGCGGTGCGCACCAGGTAAGCGCCGTCGAGGCGCGCCGTCGGCGAGATGCGCGCGAGCGAGGTCGAATCCAGGCGCTCCAGCGTCAGGGCGGCGGGCGGATCGGCCGCGCCGCCGCGTTTGGCGAGCATGTCCACCAGTTCGGCGCACTCGGCGGTCGATCGCGCGTAGGCCTCGCACATGCGGTCGTAGTCGGCCTGCAGGGCGCAGTAGAGACCATCGAGCACGCGCACCGTGGCCTGCGTTTCGCGCACGGCGTCATCCAGCACCAGGTCACCGGCATCGGCCACGCCGTCGAGTGCATACCCCCGGTTCGTCGTGAAATTCGGCTCCATGACGTAGTCGAAGCCGTGGAAGCCGATCGCCACATCCCGGCCGGCGTACTCGCGGCAGTTGATGGCTGAACTGAACCCGCCGGTCTTGCTGGAAAACAGCCGTTTGGCGGTGCGGCCGGGCGCAGTATCCAGAAACTCGGCTTCGTGTTCGATGTTGCCGGCATCATCGGCACGCAGCATGGTCGTGATGAGGGCCGGCTCCAGGGTGATCTGCTTGCCGTCGTGCACGCCTCCCTCGCCCGGGTTCATGCCGAACATGACGCGCGGCCAGTGCCCGAAGTAACCCACCAGGTCGCGGTTCTTCACGCGCTCCTGCACCTCGGGCGAATTGACGATGGCGGCCAGCGCCGCAGTGTCGAAATTGCGGTTCTGGCCGCGATGCTGGCGGCCTCGTTCACGCACGTTGTAGCGGATGGCTCCGGTTTTCATGGGGCTGTCCTTAGTTTGAAGTGGCGTGCACCAAAAGGGTCGCCAGACTGACGGCGCCGTTCGTCGTGGCTGGCCCAACAAGTTGCGCTTGCAGCTTGTAGGTATAGCCCGCGGCGTAAGCCATTTGCAGCATCCCACGCACGCTGCTGGCGATCGCACCAGAGGCGATTGCGCCGTCGCTGCGGCGGATTCTGAATTTCACCGGAACTGCCAACGACGATCCCGGGATGGTCGTTGTGTCAACACCATCGACCGTATCTGCCGAGTAATCGAACACCAGGTGCCCGGTATTGGAGACCGTGATGGCGCCGGTGGTCAGAATGTCAGTCCACGGCGTATCTGGCACCGACACACTGCCGCTGAAGATAAACACCTGCGATGTCGGGCCGATGGCCGCGTCGAGTTGCTGCTTGGGCACCGCCTGCAGCGCAGAGGCTGCGTTGCCGGCCAGCACCAGCGGCCCGGTCATCGTGCCGCCGCTTTTCAGCAGCCGCAACTGATCGTCGTCGTACCGCGTCGTCGCCTCCGCGTTGATGGCCGCGTCGAGCTGCTGCTTCGGCACAGCCTGCAAGGCCGCTGCGGCGTCGCCGTACAGCACCAGCGGCCCGGTCATCGTGTCGCCGGCCTTGCGCACGTACTGCGGGTGCGGGTTCGCAGCCGCCTCGTGGTCGGACAGCAGCAGGTGCGACAGGCCCGCCGCGGTGTCGATCGTCACCGTGACGCTGCCAGATGGCACGCCGGACAGGTTGAACTGGCATGACGCATCGAAGTCCACGCCGCCGGCGCTGCGGCTGCCGAGACTGAGCCCCGACGCCGACACCACGATGAACAGCGTGCCGCCCGCCGCAGGATCGCCGGCGAAGTAGCCGACCTCGCCGATGTTGTACGCGGCGCCGGTGTAGAGCGCGCTCGGGAACAGCGCATTGACCGTGATCTGGGTCGGCCCGCCGCGTGATCCAGGCGCCACCGTCACCGTCTCGCGACGGTCAGCCAGCGCGGTCTCGGAACCGGTCGGGTTGTAGGCGCCAGCCCCCAGCGCAACGTGCGTGAGGTGCAGGGACAGGCCCAGCGCATCGGACGCGATGGCCGCTGCCAGGCCAGCGGCCGTGATCTTGATGGTGTAGGCGGGCATGCGGCATTCTTTGCGCCTGCCGCGCCGCGCCGCTGCGCGCTTACCGGGCGGGCCCGGTCGCTACGGTGCAGCCGTGCCGGTCAGCGCGAGCCGCTGCGCCCCGGTGAAGGCGCCGTAGCAGCCGACGCCGGCGGTGAACCCGCCACCCAGAAGCACGTACATCTCCAGCACCAGGCGCGCCGGGATGATCGACAGGAAGATGCCGCGCAAGCGCTTGACTTCCACGTCGGAGAGCGCATCGCCGCCGGTCAGTCCAACCCGGATGCGACTGGTGAGGAACCACCCGACGGTCTCGACGATCGACGAATTGACGGGGTACGGTGCGGTCGGGTGGTGCCAGAGCTGATCGACCGTCGAGGCGCCCGGGTACAGCAGTTGCAGGTAGTGCCGAAGGAACATCAAGCCCCGGCGCGGGTTGTGCGCGCGCCAGCCCCGGTACAGCTCGCGCATGAACGCCTCGCGATCAGTGCGGCGGTCCAGGGCCAGGCCGTCCGCCTTGACGAATCGCTCGACGGTCTCGAAGTCGCCGCGGTGCGCCATGCCGTAGGTGTTGATCCGCGTGATGGCCGGGCGAAGCATCGCCGCGAAGACCTCGAGGAAAGCCGCCTTCATGTCGGCTTCGATCTGATCGGCCTCGGCGCTGGCCGCCAGCGGCCCCAGCGCGGGCGGAATGACGGTCGGCGGGACGAGCTGCGACGGGTTGCCCATGGGTCACGCCCCCCACAGGCCGATGTTGTCCTGCACCTGCGTCACCGTCACCGTGATGCTGCCGGTAGCGAGGTAGCGGAAGTCCTCGGGCAGCGAACCCGACAGCGAGCCCAGCGTCGCCGTGAAGTCGCTGATCTGGTCTTGCAGTGCCGGCACGCCGGCCTTGAGCGCGGTGTGCACCTCCTGCATGCGGAAGGTGCGCGCCAGGCCGCGTGACGCCTTGACGGTGCCCTGACCGTAGAGCGCCAGCAGGGTGTTCCGAATTTGCGCCGACACGTCGCCGGTGTCGTGCACGGCCGCCACGCTTGCGGTCACCGTGATCGGCTGCGCGATCAGAACCGCCGCAACGAAGACCACGCGCAGGCTGTCGTCGGCCCGCGCGACGATCTGGCGCACCTGCGCCTGCGTTGTGGCATCCGACTGGCTCGGCACGCGGATCGACACGAACAGGCGGTTGATGTTCAGCACGCTGGCGCCTCGCACGGCTTCCTCGGCCTGCTCGTTCCAGACCGACAGAAACTCGACGCCGACCAGGTGCTTGCGCAGCAGGAAATCGAAGTTCGAGAGGAATACGGCATTCGCATCGTGCAGCGCCGGGTAGCGCGCCAGCATGCGCAGCACATCGATATCAGGCGGTGCGGCGCCGGCGGCCAGGATCGAATCCAGGGCGAGCGTCAGCAGCCCCTCGGCCGTGCTGCCCACGTATTCCATGCTGAAAGCGGCGCCGGCATCGAGCTCGACCAACCCGCCGCACTCGCTGGCCGTGATGGTGAGCACGTCGCCGTTGGCCGGCTGGTGGCCGACGACGGCGCTGCCGGTGTCATCGGCGCCGAAGCGGATGAATAGCTGCCGGTACTCGTTGGTCTCGACATGAAACACCCGGTCGCCGGCCGCCACGTTGCAGAACTCGACGGTGTAGGCGAAGTCACCGATCGCATCGGCCACGTTCAGGCCGACCAGGAACAGGCCTTCGGGCGACGGCGGCACCTGCACGGCGTAGAAAGCGGTTGTGCCCGATACCGTGTGCGTGATCTCGCGGCTGGTGAGCTGCAAAGCGGTCACTGTCGCCGTCGTGCCGGCCGCGATCGTGGCGGCGCCCTCCACGGCATAGCGCCGCCCCTTGCCGTCCAGGATGCCGCGGCCGGCCGACAGGCTGACCGACGTCGACCCCGCCGGGTTGGTGACGCTCACCTGCACCTTCGCCGGCCGGCCCAGCGGCAGCGCGCCCTTGAGCGCAGCATCGGCGAGCACCGTGCCGGCGCGGGCCTTCAAAAACGGTTCGCTTTCGGCCGCGTCGATCTGTTGGCTGAGCATCGCGAGCATGGTGGCGATGGCTTCGACCTGTGCCAGCAGCCTCGGGTCTCCCGCCTGATAGGCTGTGGCCGCAGCAGGCCTTGACGAGATGGCGGCGACCAGGGCCGCCTGAAAATCTGATCTGAGGAACATGGCCGCTTTCGGGTCAAGGGTTTGCCGGCGCCGTCGCGCCGTCCAGGCGGATGAATCTGCCCGCGACGTCCAGGTGCACCGTCAGTTTGTCGGGGCCGTACGGCTCGGCGTAGATGCCCAGCGTGTCGGCCGGAAGCTGTCCCATGATCGCGATGTCGCTGCGCAGCTTGGCGATCAGCGCGTCGGCGCCGCCGGCTGAAAGCGGGGTCTGCAGCAGATCCTGCACGCTCGACCCGTAGCCGCTCCCCAGATAGCCGTTCGGGCGCGTGCCCAGCCAGTGCGTGGCCATCGCCTGCAGGTCGTCAGCGGTAATTGCCATGCCGGGATGATGGCGACGGGGCCGGTTGCAGCTCCTGCCCGTTACCGACCCTCACGCTGGCGCCTCGGCTTGCGCCTTCAGGGCAGCCCGGGCGGCGCGCATGCGCTCGACGGCCGCGTTGATGCCGCCCTCGGCGCCGCCGGCGTCGTCTGAACTCCCGCAGCCGATGTACGTGACATCCTCCAGGAACGCGAAGCACACAGCATCCCAAAGGTCAGGCGACGGCAAACCCTCCCATTCAGGCCCATGTTTTTCGGGAACCTGCAGCCGGCTGCGATTTCCAAACTTCTTCGGGATGCGGGCGGATTGGGCAATCATCACCCTCTTGAAGTCGTCGGTCAGTATTGACAGCCGCCCCTCCTTCGCCGCTCGGGCCGCTTGGTGCATGGCCTGCGCACGCAGATTTACATATCGCGTCTCGTTTTCCCTGCGAAAACATGGGTTGCCCCAATTCACCCGTATAACCCGTCGATTTGCATCCTCCAAGTCCTGACAAACATTTATACCCAAACCGCCAGAGTCAACCACATAGGTTACGCCGGGAAGGTTTGCGGATTCATCCATTAAATGCGAGGCCAGTGTATTTGACCGTATTTCGTTTGTGAATAACGGGATGCGATGCACCTCGACACGGCGAGCATTCGGGCCGCGCACCCCCCAGCCTGTCACCTTGATGTGAACGTTCGCGCTCTTGTCGCGCACGCCCTCGCCGCTACCAACGTCCGCAGAGGTCAGCCACCCGAAGGCCTCGCCGGGCTTGATGATCCGGCCTCGGGTGTACATCCCAATGGCGTCGCGCTGGCTCATCATCAACCCGGCCGAGCGCTGCGGCGGCATGCCCAGCAGTCGGACGGCGCGCTCGTCGTCGTCGTACATGTCCCACAACTCGCGGAAGTTGGCGTCATCCATCCACGGGCTGTCGGCAGAACTCAACTGCAGGGCTGTCCACGGGCCGCCTTGCTCTATCGACAGTTCGCCCTGCGTTCTGGCGAAGAATCCTCCTACGCGCACATACTGGCTGGTCAGGATCATGCGGTTCCACTTCTGCGACAGCGCGCCGCTCAGAGTGGACATCACCGTATCGGGGATACTGGCTGCTTCATCGGCCACCACCATGTAATGCTCACCGTGGCGACCGGCCAGTTTGTTCGCGTTCTTGCTGTTTGCGGTCTTGGATTCGACGAACCACTTATCTTCATAACCACGGATTCGGCAGCTTGCATCCGCCATGATTTCAACATGCTGCGCCAGCCAGGAAAAAGGCCCCTGTTCGACGGCAGCAAGGAGTTTCCCAAACTCCTTCCAAAAGGTTACTTTCAACTGGTCGATATCGTTTGCAGTCAGCAGCGTATGCGACCTCGGAAACATGGTCAGATGCCAGAAACAGATGGCGGACAAGCTGAACGTCTTGCCGGTACTGTGGCCGCTAGAAACGCTCACCCGCGCTCTTGGTGCCGCTATCGCGCGCATGATGGCCTGCTGCTGCAAGGACGGCGGCGGGTCATCTGGCAGGGAGCACACCTCGCACGCGAACCGCACGATGTCATCGGCGTAGCGGTCGACCATCCACAGCCACCGCGGATCGGCCATCAACGGCACCATCTTCTGCTGGGCCATCAGTCGAACACCTGAATTTCGTCATCCGGCGCGAAGGGCTCGGCATCAGATGGCGGCGACAGGAGCGACTGCATCGCCCCCACGATACCCAGGCGCTCGGCGCGGCCGGCCACTTCAAGCTGCTTCTCGGCCGCCGTCCGCATCTTGCGCTCGTAGATGTCGTTCAGCACTTCCGCCGACGGCACGGTGTCGGGCATCTCGGGCTCGATGGTCACTTTCTCGCGCCATCGGCCAGGCTGTCGGTTGTTGAGCCAGTACCGCGCCGCCTGCTGGTCGGGCGCCACATACTCGTGGAACTGGACGATTTCGACCACGCTCTGGCCGTCGCCGACCGGAACGCTCATGGGCCTCTCGACGGTGGCGGTGTAACCCACGGCGCGGGTGAAAAGGGCCTGCGCCACACGCGAATCGGCGCCCGCCTTGCCTGCCTGGATGGCCTCCATGAACTCGGGGTGCTGCACCTTCCATGCGTCGATGGTGGCGTCATTGACATTGAACAAATCAGCCAAGTCATCGTTCGTCGCGCCCAACAGGCAGTACCGTTTGGCGGCATAGCAGACCTCGGGGATGTACTTCGTCGGCCTGCCGGCCTTACGGGCTTGCGCGACCTCCAGCATCACGGCGCGAGTCGCACCATCGCCGTGATCCATCGAATGCACAGTCACCGCCGCGCGCGTGCGCGCGCTAGAGCCGGGAAATTGCCCGGGATCAGCCCCCTCCTCCCTCTGCGGATTCTGTTGCGCAACACGTTTCTGTTGCGCAACACCTTTTCCGCTTCGCGCAACACCAGGCACAACAGCTAGCGGGCTCGACGGCTTGCCGCCTTTGGCCCACGCTTCGCGCTTCGCCCGTACCGACACCCCTTGGCGCGTCACCTCGACACCCGCGAAGGCCGCCATGATTTCGTCCGGCAGCCAGTCGAACCCGGCGCGCTCGCAGCCCTCCCACCGCCGCCGCACGACAGCCCATTGCTCAGGGGTCAACTTCGGCCCGGCCATGCCCTACACCCGAAACAGATCAAGCACCGGCAGCATGCTCAACTGCTCGGACCCGCCGGCGTCGCGCCCGATCTTCGCCGACATCAACCGCTTGGCCCGGTCGACGCGGGCCGCGTAGCTCACCGCCGAAGACGCAGCCATGTCCATCTTCAGCACCAGGGTCGCGCCGGCGGGCATGCTGTTGTCGAATTTCGGGTTGCGGCTGCGGAAGGTGTCGAGTGCACCCTTGACCTCCAGGGTCAGCGCGGCCAGCCGCTGGCCATCGGCCACCGACGGCATCAACTCCCGCACCGTCTCGACGCTGGTGCGGGTCATCACGGCGATCAGGTGCTGCACCTCGCCGGCGATCCGGTTGGTCACATGCCGCTGCAGGGCCACCGCGGGATCGCGGTCGCTATCGTCCGCCAGGCCACAGAGGAAGTCGGCCGTCGTGCCGTAGAGCTTCGCGCACTCCAGGATCACGCGCAGGGTCGGCATCCGGCGCCCGCACTCCATGAGGCTGAGCTGCACCGGCTGGCTGTAGCGCATCGCCGTGGCTGCCTCGGTCAACG